GGTAAAGCACCACAGTTTGCTGATACCAGAGCAGCTCGCATGCCAGCGTTTTTTGAACATGCAAATACAAACCTCCCTCAATACGCTTAGCTTTCATTCAGAGAAGCTAGAGAAATTGGTCGAGGATTTGGAGTCCAAGTTTGCTTGGCATCCAGTCCACCCCAAGGAGGAGTTAGCCTCCATTATGTACAGAGCCGGTCAAGAATCGGTTGTACAATATGTAAAATCTATTTTAGAAGAATAACAATGTGTTTAAACAGATCAGAACCTAAGCCACAAGATCCACCACCCGCTATTGTTGGACGTAACCCTGACCTAGTTCGTGCATCACAGTTACCAGATAGAAAAGAGCTACTTGATGCGGACGAGGATCTAGCGGAAGTAGATTACGGAGCTGGAACAGGTGACAAGAAAGACGTTAGAAACGTAGCTAAAAGGCAAGGAACAGATGCTTTAAAAATTAACCTAAACACTGGTGGAGAAGCTTCTGGTTCGACTACAGGGGGAATAAATGTTTAAGGCTAGGGAGTTGTACTCTAAGCTGTCATCAGGAAGAACACAATTTCTTGACACAGCTGTTGAGTGCTCTGAACTTACCCTACCTTATCTTGTCCGTCAGGACGATGACTCCAAAGGAAAACGAACTCTGCTCCAACCCTACCAAAGCGTAGGAGCCAAAGCGGTGGTTACGTTAGCAGCAAAACTTATGCTAGCAATCTTACCACCACAGACGGCTTTCTTCAAGCTACAGGTAAGAGACGATAAGCTTGGTGAGACACTTGATCCTATGATGCGTAGTGAGTTAGATCTATCTTTCTCTAAGATTGAGAGATTAATCATGGACTATATAGCTGCGTCTAGTGACAGAGTTGTTGTACATCAAGCCCTCAAACATTTGATCGTATCAGGTAATGCTCTAATATTCATGGGCAAGGATGGCCTTAAACACTATCCACTACAAAGATACGTAGTCAATAGAGACGGTAACGGTAATGTTATAGAGATAGTTACTAAAGAGTTAGTAAGCAGAAAGGTATTAGGTATAGCACCGCCTGAGCCTAACGATGAAGTCAATGGTGACTCGAGATATGGTGCTGGAGAAGACGACGCTGAGGTATACACCTGTGTTAAGATGGATGAGAGTAGCGGCAGCTGGCGTTGGCACCAAGAAGTGGATGACATGATCCTAGATGGTAGCCAGAGTACAGCACCGAAAAACGCCTCTCCATGGTTAGTGCTTCGATTTAATACAGTCGACGGAGAAGACTACGGACGTGGTAGAGTAGAGGAATTTATTGGAGATCTAAGAAGTCTCGAAGGATTATCTCAAGCTCTTGTAGAAGGTGCAAGTGTGGCAAGTAAGGTTGTCTTTCTTGTCTCACCATCTGCGACAACCAAGCCGGGCACTCTTGCCAAGGCTGGAAACGGAGCTATCATACAGGGTAGACCAGAAGATGTCGGAGTCGTGCAAGTCGGTAAGACAGCAGACTTTGGTACAGCTGCACAGTTAGCAGCACAGATAGAAAGAAGAATACTCGAAGCTTTCTTGGTTATGAATATCAGAAATGCAGAACGAGTTACAGCTGAAGAGGTACGCCTTACACAGCTAGAGCTAGAGCAATCGCTTGGCGGTTTGTTCAGCTTACTAACGGTAGAGTTTTTAGTACCCTACCTAAATAGAACTTTGTTAATACTACAAAGATCAAACCAGATACCAAGACTACCTAAAGATGTCGTAAGACCAAAGATAGTTGCCGGTATCAACAGTCTAGGAAGAGGACAGGATAACGAATCTCTTACTAGATTTATAGCAACGATTGCACAGACGCTAGGCGCAGACTCGTTAATGAAGTACATTAACCCCACTGAAGCTATCAAGCGTTTAGCAGCTGCACAAGGTATAGACGTACTAAATCTTGTACGTACACCAGAAGAGCTAGAACAAATGAAACAAATAGCTCAACAGGATCAAACATCCAAATCACTTGTAGACCAAGCCGGTCAACTCGCTGATACATCACTAGCACAGCAAGCGTTGCAACAAATAAATCAACCACCACAAGAATAATATGGCAGAAACATTATCATATCAACAAGAAGGTACTGTAACATCTGCTGATAACCTATCAGCCGAAGAGCAAGAGTCTTTAAAAGTTGGCGAATCTATTAGTCAACAAGAAGAACAACTACTAGCTGGTAAATATAAAAACGCTCAAGAGCTAGAAAAAGCTTACATCGAACTACAAGGTAAGCTAGGCCAACAAGAAGAAAAGACTGAGACAGCTGAGACAGCTGAATCAAATCCAGACTCGATTGCCCCAGAAAACGCGTACCAAAAAGATGGTAGCGTTAACTATGACAAAGTTACTGAGACTTATGGTAGTGCAGTAACAGATAAACTTCAAGAAGCCGGTGTAGACCCATGGAGTATTGCTGACGAGTTTCATAAGAACGACGGAAAGTATACACCAGAAATGGTATCACAGTTAACTAAAGCTGGCTTTTCTGAAGATGCAGTTAAAGCATACTTTAGAGGTGCAGCAGCAGAAGGAGGGTACACTACATCAGAAGCTGAACCAGCACCGATTACTGACTCAGATATTAGTTCAATCAAACAGTCAGTAGGCGGAGATAAGGCGTATGCTCAGGTAATAAAGTGGGCAAAAGATAACTTAGATGAATCAGCTAATAATGCTTTCAACGATACAGTAAATACAGGCAGTATATCTGCTATAAAACTTGCAGTCTCAGGATTGAAAGCTGAATATGACAAGGCTAATGGAGTAGAAGGTAGAATGGTTACAGGTAAAACAGCACCACCAAACGGCGATGTCTTCCGCAGTCAGCAAGAGTTAGTTAGAGCAATGAGTGACCCTCGTTACGATAACGACCCTGCTTACAGACAAGACATAATAGAAAAACTTGACAGATCTGACATCAATTTCTAGGAGAGCTATGAAAAAACCAGTAAAAAAAGTAAAGAAAGTAACTAAAAAAAATAAAGGAGGAATGAAGTACTAATGACACACAACCACAACGGCCAAAAATGGCACCCAGCTGAAGAGCTAAACGGCAGACTAGCTATGCTAGGATTTGTAATCGCTGTCGGCACTTACATTACAACAGGACAAATTATCCCCGGTATTCTATAATGACACCCGAAGCAGAAAGATTCAACGGCTGGGCAGCTATGCTCGGCATCGTAGCAGCTGTAGGAGCATACGCTACAACAGGACAAATCATACCCGGATTATTCTAATGCCAAAAGGAGCTGGTAAAAGATACTCAAGCGGTCAAATGAAGATCGCTAGAGTCGCACCACCTAGAGACAAAATTACAGGAGCAGACTTCGCAAAACTAAGAGGTAAAAATGGCACCAAAAAGAAAAAGAAAGGGAGTAAGCCTGTCTCTCGGAAGAGGTGAGAAGAGTCGCAAAGGCGGCCTGACAGCTAAGGGTAGAGCCAAGTACAATCGTGCCACTGGCTCTAACCTTAAAGCTCCACAGCCCGGAGGAGGGCCAAGAAAGAGGTCATTCTGTGCTCGCTTCAGAGGCATGAAAGGCCCGATGAAAAAACCAAACGGCAAGCCTACACGTAAGGCTCTTGCCATGAGACGATGGAAATGCTGATGCACAAAAAAGGTAAAAAGAAAGGCGGCAAAAAATGTGGCTGCCCACACGGAGGTAAGTAATGGGCAAGTTATGTCCTCGCGGAAAGGCAGCAGCCAAACGCAAGTTCAAAGTATACCCCTCTGCATACGCTAACGCTTACGCTGTTAAGGTATGTAAAGGTCAAGTAAAATCAGGTGGTGTTAGAAAAACTGCACCCGGATATTCACGAAAGAAAAGAAGGTAATGGCAGCACTAACAAAACGCCAACAAGATACTCTCAAAAAACACTCCAAGCATCACTCTGCCAAGCACATGGCTATGATGCGTAAAGAAATGAGAGCTGGCAAAAGCTTTACAGCAGCACACAAAAAAGCACAAAAGGCAGTAGGCAAATGAGTTTAAGACGATGGTTTAAAGAGAAATGGGTAGACACCAAGACCGGCAAGCCTTGTGGCCGCCAAAAAGGGGAGAAACGCAAAGGCTATCCAGCTTGCCGTCCGTCGAAACGCGTTTCTTCCAAGACTCCTAAGACTACTGG